ACAGAGAATACTCAAGCTGAAACTATGAGAAATATTCCAGAAGTTGACCATCTTAAATCTGAGACTGCATTAAATTATGCTAACGCAAGAAGACAAACAGTTTTACCACAATAGAATATCTTTATTTGAACAGGATGGTTGGAGAGAGCTAGTCCAAGAACTAAAAACTCTCGAAGATTTGACTAATAATTTAGATAGTGTGGAAAGTGAAAAAGACCTTTGGTTCGCTAGAGGTCAGTTGTCAATTTTAAGACAAGTGATTGGACTAGAAGAGACAACAAAAGCAGCGGCAGAAGAACTAGATTTGTAATTTAGCTCTGCCATTATTTTAACTTCATAACCCGAAAGGGCGGAGAACAATATGACAAGTATAGTAGTAGACGCTGAAGAAGCGACAGGTACTCCAGAAGTACCAGAGGCAACGATTGAGCCAACAACAAATGATGCAGTAGATACAATTGAAGCTGCTGATGAAGTAACAACATCAACAGAAGCAGAAAACATAGTACCTGATAAATTTGCTGGTAAATCATTGGAAGATGTTATTAGTAGTTATGAGAACCTAGAAAAAGAACTAGGTAGAAAATCACAGGAAATAGGTGAACTCAGAAAACTATCAGATAGCTTCTTACAAGCTGAAATGGTTCGCAATCAACAGACTAATCTACAAGATAATCAGGCTAAACCTGAAAAAGAGACATTAGATGAATACGACTTTTTTGCAGACCCCGATAAAGCGGTAAATCAAGCAATAGAAAATCATCCTAGGTTTCAAGAGTTTCAACGCTTTCAACAGCAAGCTACACAGCAAGCTACTAGAAGTAAGTTGGAACAGAGTCACCCAGATTTTGGAGATATCATTAAAGATGAGAAATTCTTAAATTGGGTAGATGGAAGTCCGATTCGTAAGCAATTGTTTCAAGCGGCAGATGCTTATAATTTTGATGCGGCTAATGAATTATTATCTACTTGGAAAGATAGGTCAATGATTGATAAGACGCAAGAAGTTAAACAAGCAGCTGAAGCAGAAAGACAAGCAGCATTAAAGGCTGGTGCTACAGAATCAAGAAGTTCATCAGGCTCAGCGGGAGGTAAGACTTATAGAAGGGCTGACCTAATCCGCCTTAAAATACAAGACCCAACTAAATATGAATCAATGCAAGATGAAATTTTTGCAGCTTACTCAGAAGGGAGGGTCAAATAAAAAGCTATATAATTCATAAGGAGTAAAAGTAATGGCTAATATGACTACTACGACGACTGCTAAGTTTATTCCAGAAATTTGGAGTGACGAGGTAATCGCAACGTATAAATCTAACTTGGTTGTCGCAAACCTAGTTAAGAATATCAACCACCAAGGTAAGAAGGGCGATACAATTCATATCCCTAACCCTGGTAGAAATAATGCTTCAGCTAAAGTTGCAGATGCAGATGTAACTGCAATCACAGATACAGCGGCTGATATCATCGTAAGCATCGACCAGCACTATGAGTGGTCAATGTACATCGAGGATATCGCTGAGCTACAAGCATTAAATTCAATGAGACGTTTCTACACTGACGACGCTGGTTATGCTCTAGCTCGTAATGTAGACTCTGCACTTATCACTGCTATGGACGGAGCTTCTGCCCTAACTGGTGGTAATACAGTTATTGGTTCAGTAACTGATTGGGATGCTTCAATTCTACAAGCTATTGAAGTTCTTAACGATTCAGATGTTCCAGTAAATGACAGATACCTAATTGTAACTCCATCTTGTATGACTGCTCTAATGTCTACTGACAGATTTACTGAGCAACAGTTCATCGGTGATGGTTCTGCAATCAGAACTGGTAATATCGGTTCAATCTACGGTGTTCCTGTTTATATGTCAACTCAAGTTGGTACAGGTGCTACTGAGAAAGCTTTCTTATTCCAGAAAGATTCTACAGTACTTGCTACACAACAGTCAGTTCGTACACAGACTCAGTACAAGCAAGAGAAACTTGCTGACCTATTCACTGCAGATACTGTCTACGGTACTAAGGTTGTTAGACCAGGTTCAATTCAAGAATTATCTTCTTAATTTAACCACAGAGGTCCTCCTAACGGGGGACTTCTCTATTAAGTTAAGAGGAGACAATACTAATGGCAAAACTAAGCAAAAAGAAAAGACTAGCACTAGCAGTTCTTGCTATGCGTAGACGTTTAAGGAACCCATAGGACTGAATTATGAGTATAGATAGAGGACACGGAATTGCTACATCAGCTGTCATTGCAGATAGTTATGATTTAGATGCTCTAATTGCAGATACTGAAGCAGCTAAGGTAGCAGCTCAAGCGGCTCAAGCAGCAGCTGAGACTGCTCAGAGTGCAGCAGAGACTGCGGAAACTAACGCTGAAACTGCAGAGACTAATGCAGCAGCAAGTGCTAGTGCAGCAGCTACATCGGAATCAAACATAGCAGGTAGTGAAGCAGTATGTGCAGCTAGTGAGACAGCAGCAGCGGCTAGTGCATCTGCAGCAGCAACATCAGAATCAAATGCAGCTACATCAGAGACTAACGCTGCAACATCAGAAACCAATGCAGCTACTTCAGAAACTAATGCTGCAACCAGTGAGACTAACGCTGCAACATCAGCTACCTCAGCATCTACAAGTGCTACATCAGCATCTTCTAGTGCATCATCAGCTTCAACATCAGCTACAGCCGCAGCATCAAGTGCAAGTGCAGCTAGTACATCAGAGACTAACGCAGCAGCTTCAGCTACATCAGCTAGCACTTCAGCTTCTACAGCAACTACTCAAGCATCTAACGCTAGCACATCAGCATCAGCAGCAGCTACTTCTGCTAGTAACGCATCTACTTCAGAGACTAACGCAGCTACCTCAGCTACTTCAGCAGCAGCTAGTGCTACAGCAGCTCAAGCAGCTTTAGATTCTTTTGAGTCTGTTTACTTAGGTGCATCAGCATCAGCTCCAACTACAGATGATAATGGTGACCCACTTACAGCAGGTGATTGGTATTTTAATACTACTGATAATAAGACTTATGTGTACAATGGTTCTGCATTTCAAGAAGCAGTTATATCTACAGATAATGTAGTAGAGAAAACATCAGATACAGGTTCAGCAGTTCTACCTTCAGGTACAACAGCAGAAAGAGATGGTACACCTGTAGCTGGCTACTTAAGATGGAATGAAACAGAAGGTAGTGCAGAAGTCTATGATGGTACGGATTGGGGTTCAGTCGGTGGCGGTGGTGCAGCAACTACAGTATATGCTGAACACGCTAATACATTAAGTGAGAACTTAGAGATAGCAAGTGGTAATAATGCAGTATCAGGTGGACCAATAACAATCAATAGTGGTTACTCAGTAACAGTACCTAGCGGTAGTGTTTGGACAATAGTATAGGAATAGATTATGGCAATTACAATTAATGGTTCAGGAACAATAACTGGTGTATCAGCAGGTGGATTGCCAGACAACTGTATCACAGCAGATGACCTAGCAACTACACTAGACCTAAGTGGTAACACAATAACATTACCTAGTGGTACTGGTGGTAAAGTATTACAAGTTGTTAATAGCGATTATTCAGGTGAAATAACAACTACAAATACAAGCACTTTAGTTGATACTGGTTTGTCTGCAACTATTACTCCATCATCAACAAGCAGTAAAATATTAGTTATTGCTACTAATAGTGGAGTTAGGGGTTGGGGTGGAACGGGTCAGAATGGTGTTCATATTGAGTTATTTAGGGATTCTACTTATTTAAAAAGAATGTCAAATAGAGCAGCAAACCTTGGCACAGATTTTGGAAATTCAATAGGTAGTGTTTCTATATCATATTTAGATAGTCCAGCAACAACATCAGCAATCACATACAAAACACAGTTTTACGCAAGAGTCGAAGGAAATGCTAGAGTCCAAGATGATAATGCCACTTCAACAATAACTTTAATGGAGATTGCAGGATAATGAATAAACACGAAGCAATATTAGAATTATACGAACTAGCAACAACTATTAGAGGCGATACTGCTTATGATATAGATGGTAATGAAGTATCCTACGACCAAACAGCAGTAGATAATTTAATAGCATCTAAACAGTATCAAGTAGATAGACAATACCCTAGCATTGGCGAACAACTAGATATGCAATACTGGGATGCAGTAAACGGAACAACAACTTGGAAAGATGCTATAGCACAAGTTAAAGCAGATAACCCTAAACCAGAGTAGATTATGAGTAAAGTAAAGATTGAAGGCAATGCAAGTGGTACTGGTACTTTAACCATATCAGCACCTAATACAAATACAGATAGAAGCCTAACGCTACCAGATGGTGCAGGTGAGATTCTAACTAATGCTTCTACAT